GTAAAATAATTTACTATTTATTTGTATATATGATTAAAAATAACTATCTTTAGATATTATAATATGAAAAAATTAATGAGATTAGTAGAAGAGAAGACAGTCTTTATACAAACAGCGAGAGGTGAGAAGAAGGCAATGGATTATGAGAATGATCAAGATCTAGTACCTTTAAAGAACAATCAGGATATTAAATCGATTGAGACTGGAGATGGTAAGAAGATAAAAGAAGAGGTAGGTAAGAAATATACCGCTCAAGAATCTGCAGCTGTAGGAAAGGAAGTAGCTAAATCATTAGTTAAAGTATTACGAGCTCAAGGAGATGAGTTAAAAAGTATTAAACTAACCGGAGTAGGAGTAGATAAATTTAACATACATGTTGAATACGGTCAAGATAAAGGGCAAGATACTTTTAGATTTACTCTAAACCCGGATACTAAAGCAATTCATTTAGACTTAGGTAACGAAGATATTGAATTGTCGGATTTTATAATTACACAAGGAAACGAAGTATCACTTCCAACACCGGCATTAGAAGATAAATTAGCAGATGCAATGGTAAAATATGTATCTGGACCTTCCGATGAAGAGTATGACGATATGGCAGGAATGCAAACACCAACAGATCCTTCACAGATGAATAAAAACATAGCAGAAGGTAATTTCGACTCAAAAGACTTTAAGCCATATGCTACCAAAGATCCTAACAATCCTAACTTTTTAAAAGTATTCATTAAATACCCAGAAGGAGTAGGGCACTTAAAAGCTTACGGACAAAAAACATTGTCTGGACAAGAGAGAGAGTTTGGAATTAAAAAAGCAATGGAAATCGGACAAGCAGTAGCAGATAAGTTACAAGCAAAATATAACATAGAAGATATCGATGTATCGGATAATGGAGCTGGAAAGGTAATAGTATTTGCAGTATCGGATGATTTTATTAAAATGAATGCACCTGCTTTACAAGAAGATGACCACTTACAACCAGATGACGAATCTTCAATGGCAAAAGCACAGTTAAGATCTATTCAATCAAACGCAAGTAAGATGATGGATTTATTAGGAGATGATGATCAATTAGATGCATGGGTTCAAGCTAAATTAACAAAAGCAGAAGACTACCTAGACTCAGCAGCAGGATATACAGAATCAGAAAAGCACGAAAAACAAGAACCTATAACAGTAGCATTAGCATTAGCATTAAACGAAAAAAAAGCTACATATTGTGGAAGATGCGGACATACTCATGTTAAAGGTACACCTTGTCCAAGACCTTTTAAGAATGAAGGATTAGATGTAGTAGGGAAAGAAGATAACGATATTAACAATGACGGAAAAGTTGATAAAACAGACAAGTATTTAAAAAATAGAAGAGATGTTGTTTCTAAAAAAATAACCAAAGAAGAATTAAAAGAGGTAATTTTAGAAGCGTATGTAGAACTTCTTAAAGAAGAAGAACCGGTACTAAAGACATCTACTCAAGAGATATTAGGAAAATTTCCTACCGTTAAAAAAACATTAGTAAAACTATTCACATCAGAATACGATGAATTTGTAGAAGATGTAAAGTGGACAGTTCCAAAACCATCTACGTTTAAAGTTGTTCTTAAAAACGGACAAGCATTAGACTTAAAATGGACAGGAAAAGGCTTTGAAGCCACTGTTGAGGGTAAAGGATACTTCTTAAATAATGTAACACAGTACCAACAAGCTTTAGATGCAGTAGGAAGAATCCTTAGAGATGGACCAATTTCACAAGGAGAGGAACCAGGAGGAGAAGACTTCGCAGCAGAACCAGCAGCAGCCGGAGGCGGTGGTGGAGACTTTCCAGGAGCAGAAGCAGGAGGAGCTGAAGAAGCACCAGCTGAACCAGGAGCTGACGAATTTGGAGCAGAAGCAGAAGAAGAAACACCAGAAGCACTATAAAAATAAGTTATGAGCGTAATAGACAAAGTAGTTAATGAATGGGCTTTCCGCTGTAAGAAAGGATACCCAGATATGAATAATCCTGCCGATATCAAAATATTGAAAGAGATTTATTCTGAGTTTGGAATAGTATTTGAAGCAGAAAAAGGTCAATCAGATGAAGACTTTATATTCCTTCCAGGAAGAGAAGAGGATCTTTATGTAAAGACACAAGACTTCGACACTAAAGCTAATAGAGAAAAACCAGGAGCACAGCTTTACAGGTTAGTTAAAAAAGATAAAGGGAGAGGAGCAGTTGCATCATATAAGCCAGTAATGGATACACCACAGCAAAAGGAAGATGACAAAGTTACTAATGAGGATGAATACGTTATAGGAATACTAAGACAAGCAAGAGTACCGGAAGATTTAATAAAGACTACTTTACAGAATCCTAATTATAAAAAAGCAAGCGATATACCTAATTTTATATCTAACAAAGAGACTTTTATAAAAGCATTTACAAACCTCTACAGCTACAAGGTACTTAGGGGAGGTTTAGGGGAATTAATACCCCTAGTAGCTATACAAAAAGCTAGGATAGGAGGAGCAAATGAAAAAGATATTACAGCAGGAGGAAAAGTGTTAGAGATAAAAGAACTAGCACAGGGAGAGGGAACAAAGGAATTTGCCTTAGCAAGTACTGCAGGAATTGCAGGAAGCGACTTTCAAGAGCATTTAGAGACCTTCAGAAAAGCAATCACCCCATTTAGAACTTTACCACAGTTTAGGCTAGTAGATGTAGGACTTACAGATGTAAATAAAGTACCTAAAGAATACTTACTTACGTTAGAAAAATTGTTGTCAAATTTTCCATACACAAAAGAAAACATCGATAAACAATCTGAGGAAATTAAAATAGGTGGTAAAAAATACATAATTACAAAAGGTGCTAAGTACACATTGGAATTGGATGATGAAGGTAATTTAGTACAGACAGACAACACACCGAAAGAAGCAGACCAAGTACAATCAAATATAAGAAAACTACTAAACCATCCTTGGGTTGCAAACAGAGAGGCAACAAGTCCGATGAAAGACCTTACTAAGATAAAGGTTGCATACCTAAATTCATTAGACTACTTAATGCTATGGACAAGTCCTACATCAGCTGAAATAATAGATGCTAAGGCACAGGCAAAACTAGCTGATAGCGAAAGTATAATAAAAATAAACAGAGTTGCACTAGGAAACTTAACATTAGCGTACTCAACGAAAAAGTAAACTATTTATAAACAAAAATAAAACACAATGGCAGATAATTTTAATTTAAGATCATTCTTAACAGAGAATAAACTTACAAAAAATGCACAACTTCTTAAAGAAGAAGCTACAAACGAAGCACAATTCTCAGACAGCTACGATACTCCAGCTGCTAAAGCAGTAAATGCAAAAGCAAATCAAATAGTAGGAACTATTAGAGGGTATTCAACAGCACTACAAACAATTCAAGATGCTATCAAACAAGTAGAGCAAGAAGTAGGATCAGAAGCTACTCGTTCTGAAAAAAGTACTTTAGAAAGACACTTAATGCATATGTTTAGAAGTGAGATGGAAATGGAAAGAGAAGGAGCTGAGAATGATAAACCAGTAATGGAAAGTAAACTCACAGCTAAGGAAAGAAGACTTGTTGAAATGGTACAAGATGCTTTAGGAATCTCAGAAGAAGAAATGACACCAGGAGAGTACCAAGACAAAGGTATGCCTTTTAAAGAAGAAGAAGAAATGGTAGACGAACAACCTCTTCCAAAATATGAGAATATTGAAAAATTAATGCAAGAGATTGAAGCAGGTACTAACGAAGCAGCACATTCTTATAAAATGAAAAGAATGAAAGAGATTGCTGAGATGTTAGAAACTAAGGTAGGTACTTTAGAAGAAGGTGAAGGAGCAGATTTTGTAGATGCTAAAAAAGTAAAGCAAATGAAAAAAGATATCATGACTTTAAGAAAGCAAGCTGAGAAACTTGAAAAAGAGTATGATAAAAAATTCGCTAAAAAAGAAGAGAAGAAAGAAGAGAAGTAATTCCTAAATAATAGACAAGCCCACCCCATAAAGGTGGGTTTTTTTATATCCCTATATTTATATTATATACATATATAATATGTCACAACAAGATATAAAACAAATAGTTGCACAAGAGTACATAAAATGTGCAAAAGACCCGGCTTACTTCATGAAGAAGTATTGCTATATTCAACATCCAACCAGAGGTAGAATTCTATTCAACCTATATCCATTTCAGGAAGGAGTTCTTCACTTATTTAGAGATGAGAAGTTCATCGTAACTCTTAAATCAAGACAGTTAGGAATTTCTACACTAGCCTCAGCATATGCTTTATGGTTAATGATCTTCCATAAAGATAAAAACGTACTAGCACTTGCGATTACTCAAGCAACAGCTAGAAACCTTGTAACCAAAACGATTTTCATGTATGAGAATCTACCAAAATGGTTACAACTACCTTTCACAGAAAAGAATAAATTATCTCTTAGACTTAAAAACGGTTCTAAAATAACAGCTAAATCTTCTAATGCTGATGCAGCTCGTTCAGAAGCGGTATCGCTACTATTAATAGATGAGGCAGCCTTCATTGATAATATTGAAGAAACATTTACTGCAGCTCAGCAAACACTTGCTACCGGAGGTCAATGTATGGCCCTTTCTACTCCAAATGGTGTAGGAAACTGGTTCCATAAAACATGGGAAAAAGCTGAAGCAGGAGAAAATGGATTTGTACCTGTTAAATTAAAATGGGATGTGCATCCGGAAAGAAAGCAAGACTGGAGAGATGAACAAACAAGACAACTAGGAGAGAAACAAGCAGCACAAGAGTGTGATTGTGACTTCTTATCATCTGGGGATACTGTAATAGAGGTTGAAAATATGTCATTCTACGAAGAGACATATGTAAAAGAACCGACTGAAAAGAGAGGTGTAGACGGAAATCTTTGGATATGGGAATCACCTGACTATCAAAAGTCGTATATGGTTGTTGCCGACGTCGCTAGAGGGGACTCTACCGACTACTCCGGCTTCCACGTCTTTGATATTGAGAGCTGTACACAAGTAGCCGAATATAAAGGTAAGATATCACCTAAAGAATACGGAAACGTA